CTTCAAGAGCGACTAAAAGACATCTAATGAAATCTAACAAGTGATAAATAAATATATTGTTATTTCAATAATATCATTCATGTTAGCTAATATCCTTGTTTGGTATCAACTTAATTCACAACTTGTATGGGAATGGGCTAAGGGATATAAATCTATGTGGATTATGTCTTTACTTGGTATTCCTATAAGTTTACTATTTTGGTTGTGTACTAAATGGGGATATATTGGCTTTGGTTCATTATGGGCTATTAGGTTTATTGGATTTGCAATGAGTATGATTACATTTCCAATTATGACTTATTTTTATTTAGGTGAGGTTATGACATTTAAAACAATAATTACTTTAATATTATCTATTATTATAATATTAATACAGCTTATATAAGCTAATAAGCTATATAGCTATTAAGCTATTAGTTATTAAGCTTTTAAGCTAAATATAAGGAAAAATATGAAAACAAGTAAAAAATTTTATGAAAAATCAAATTTTAAAGAATTTGTATCAAATATAACTTATCACGATTTATTAAAAATGAATGATTCAGATTTTATAAATTGGGCTAAGAATCTTAGGAAAGAAGTTACTCATCAATGGAATACTACAGATACACCACCTGTTATTGGTAAAAATGAAGATGGTATAATTAATTCCTTTAAAAAGTTATCTAAGAATAACTGTGATTTCTTACAAGAAGATTATACAAATGATTCTGAATCTCTTGGTATTATTCAGAACTTCAATAAAGATGCATCTGCTTGTAATCAATTTTTTCCAACAATGTTAAAAACTAAAATATCTGTTGGTAAATCTGCAGATGGTGGGTTATCTATTTATGACCATTTTTCTCTACCAGAATTAGAAGATAAATTTGTTAGGGTAATGAAAAGAGCAGTTAAAAGAGATAGTATGTATTCTTACTCTCGTTCTATCGTAAATAAAAAAGATGAGAATCCATTTTGGGATGGTGAATCTGCATATGATTTTATTAAAAAAGTAAAAGATGAAAATTTATTTTCTGATAAATGGAAAGATATCCGTATATGGATTGCAAGAGTAAAAGATTTAAATTTAGATAATTATGGTACTACTAATGAGGCATACAAAGGTTTTGGTAACTTATACATGTCTGCAGATGAAGTTAAAGAGTTAAGAGATAGTGGATATCTTACAGATGGAATGTTATCTAACATAGATGAGATTGTAGATTCAGAAACTTTAAAAAGTGGGAAAGAAAATAAATTTTATTATTTAATTAGATGGTATGATAAAACCACACCAATCTTTCCAAAAATATTACAGATATTCAGATTGAGTTGTGGACAACCTGCTGTAAACTTTCCTGCATTAACAGCAAGAATGTTATATGAAAAATATACAGAACATATCAATAACCAAGAATCTGTTACCGTTTATGACCCAAGTAGTGGTTGGGGTGGTAGAATACTTGGTGCTATGTGTTCTAATAAAAAAATTCACTATGTAGGCACAGACCCAAATACTGATAACATTATAGATGAGATGGGTATATCAAGGTATGAATACTTAGCTAACTTTTATAATGATAACTGTAAAAATGATTATTCTACAACCGCACTAAACTTTTTTCAACCAGTTGAAACACCAAATACATTTGAAGTGTTTGCAGATGGTAGTGAGTTAATAGGAAACAATCCAAGGTTTCAAAAGTATAAGGGTAAATTAGATTTTGTATTTACATCACCACCTTATTTTAATCGTGAACAATATTCAGAAGATGATTCACAATCATTTAAAGCATATTCAGAATACGATGATTGGAGAGATAACTTTTTAAGACCAACCCTCACCACCGCATACGAATATTTACGAAGAGATAGGTATATTCTATGGAACATAGCATCAATTAAAATTGGAACAGATACTTATTATGATTTAGAAGGTGATTCAAGAAAAATATTAGAAGAACTTGGTTGTGAGTATAAAGGTAAACTAAAAATGTTAATGACAAGAATGGTTGGATTAGACCCATCTAAAAGTGGAATATTAAATAGTGTTAAACATCAAAACAAAGCATACAAGTATGAACCAATATTTGTATTTTATAAAGGATAATATATGCATGTAATTAAAGCAAAATCACCAACTGATGCATGGTTTCAATCACATAAGTATCTTTTGGATTATGGTAATAAAAAAGTTATGAACGAAAGTATAAACATGTCAGTAGAGATTGAAGATAACTTTGATACTGATGAAAAATTTGATTCTCTGTTTAGAAAAATATTTGGTGATGAAAGAATTGATTATGCAAGTTCAGTTACATTTGTAAAACCAAAACCTCATCCATTTGTAGATGGTTTACAATACAAACAAAATGATTCATCTGTAAAATGGAATAAAACTTATTGGGGTAGAATGATTTCTTGGAACAACGAGTTTAATCAAATAGAACAGACTATTAAAAGATTAAAAGAACATAAGAACTCTAAAACAATTGCAATGCAAGTATACGACCCAAAATCAGATGGTAGAAAAACTATGAGTGGAATGCCTTGTTTATTAAGTATCGATTTAAAACCAAGAGAAGAGGGTTTATATCTAACAGCATTTTTTCGTAGTATGAGAATCAGTAAAAGTGGATATGCAGATTGGGTTGCATTATGTGAGATGGGTAAATTCTTATGTGAACAGGCAGATTTAAAATTAAAAAGAGTTACAACAATTGGTGGTTCAGTTCATCTTGGTGATATGAATAATGAAAAGAAAAATGTAAGGGAATTATTTAATGTGTGGAATAGCTAGTATAGTAAGTAAAACTAATAATGAAAAAACTATCGAATCAATGTTAGATATCATGAAACATCGTGGTAGGGATTGTACATCAATCTTAACTGCAAAACATAATGATAGAAATGTTTATCTTGGACATAATAGATTATCAATCAATGATATTTCTAAAGCAGGTAATCAACCAATGGTATATAAGAATTTAGGTCTTATTGTAAATGGTGAGATTTGGAATTATAAAGAATTAAGAAAAGAATATGAAACCCGTGGTTATGAATTTTTTTCTAATTCAGATAGTGAAATAATTCTTTATCTTTATGCAGAAAATGAATTGAAAAGATTGGATGGTATGTTTTCTTTTGTTATCCACGATGATAATAAACTTATTGTTTCAAGAGATTGGGTTGGTAAAATTCCTTCGTATATCTCAGTAGGTTCAGATATTTACATTGCATCAGAATTAAAATGTTTTCCTGAATCTATAAGAACCAATGCACAATTCATTCCAAGAAATTCTTTAATCACAATCAATCTTGATAATGATATGGTAGATGTACAAGAAAATTATTATTTTAATTTTTCATCTAAACCAACACAAGTAACATCTCACGAAGAGGTTGGTAAAAAAACATATGAGTTATTAGATAATGCAGTTCGTAAAAGATTGTTATCCGATGTACCTATTGCTACGATTAACTCTGGTGGTATTGATTCTACTGTCATAACTTATTTAGCTTCACAATACATTGATAACATTACAAGTTACACAATTAATTTTGATGAAGATTCAGAAGATTTAAAAATGGCAAGATTACTTTCTGAAAGAAATGGAATTAATCTTGTTGAAGTTAAAGTACCACAAGATGATAAATTAATTAAAGAAAGGTTTTTAGAATGTATAGAAACAATCGAGTATCCACTCACAGTTCAAGTTGAAGTTGGTATTCTTTGTTCATTCATGGCAGAACAGATAAGTAGAGATGGATTTAAAGTAGTATTTTCTGGTGAGGGTTCTGATGAAGCATATGGTTCATATGGTATGTTAAGAATGTTTAGTAAGAAACCAGATTGGAGTGATGTAAGAAAAGCGTTGTTTAATAAGCAATTTTATGGTAACTTACTAAGAGGTAATAATATCTTTATGAAATATGGAACAATAGAAATGAGAACACCATTCTTTGATACAGAGTTTTTAAACTACACTACAAACTTACCAAATGAATATACGAGTAATGGGAGTATGTGGAAATATCCATTAGTTAATGCATTTAAAAATAAGTTACCCGATGAAATATTATACCAACCTAAAAGAGCATTCCAAAAAGGAACAAACTTTAAAGGTTACATAGAAGATATTATATTGAGTGATGGTAAAATAAATTTTAATAACAGAAAAAATATATTACATGTTATTAGAGACCATCACAATAAAAGATTTGGTATTAACTATAAAGGTCTTAGAAGAGAATTAGAATCTACAGATAAGGGTATTTTACAATGGGTTTAAATCTTAATACACCAGTTGAAACATACTATGTAAATAATATACCCGTTGATGTAAAACGAGATGATTTACATAATGGTGATTTGGATTTACCACCTTGGGCTAAAATAGAAGGTGTTAGACAATTGATGACAAGTGAAATAATAGATAAGAACAAACCACTTGTACATTTAGCAGTAAGAGGTTCTTACACAGGTTGGGTTCTTGGTCATTATGGAAAAGAATATGGATTAGATATTAGAATTGCATATGGAGATTCAAAAAATTATCCAAGAGAGATGTTAGATAAAGTAGAATCATATGGTGCAACTCTTGTACCTCTTAGACCAAACATGATGGCAATATTGTATAATTCAATGAGTAGTTTGGCAAGAGAAAAAGGTTGGCAAAAATTACCATATGCATTTGACCACCCAATCTATCACAAGTATTGGTATGATAAAACCAAACAATTTTTTGATGATAGTGATTACGATAATTTGGTTATTCTTGGTGGTAGTGGAGTTACTGGTATAGGAATGATAAGAAGTTTTCTTGATATGAATAATTTTATTATGAATAAAAAGGTTTATATTATATCAACTTCAACAATATCATCGGTTACTAATAAATTAAAAGAATGGCATTGTTACTTTCCTAACAATACTATTATAAAAGATACACCATATGATTTTTATGATGAGATGGAAGATTATAAAACACCATTTCCATGTAATGTAAATTGGGATAAAAAAGCATGGTGGTGGATAGAACAGAACATTAATGATATAAAAGGTAAAACTTTATTTTGGAATATAGGAGCATAATATGTTAGAAGCAAAACAAATACAAGACAATTGGGAATCTTTGATAAAACTTATTGAGGATAACTTTACAGGTGAAAGAAAAGAAAATCTTTTAAAAATGTATAACCATTTTAAAGATAGAATGATGTTTGCACCTGCAAGTAGTAAAGAACATTTTCATAACGCATTTCCAGGTGGATATGTTGAACATGTTTTAAATATTACACGAGCTGTAAAAAGTACATATCAAACATGGAAGAACCATGGTGCACATATAAACTTTACAGAAGAAGAAATGATATTTGCAACAATGCATCATGATTTAGGAAAAGTGGGTGATGATAAAGAAGATTATTATATACCCAATGAATCAGAATGGCATAGAAAAAATCAAGGTAAGATATATACACACAATCCTAAACTACAGTATATGAATGTACCTGATAGAGCATTTTGGTTATTACAACAGTTTGATGTGAAACTAAGTCAAACAGAATACATTGGAATAAAACTAGCAGATGGTTTATATGATGAAGGTAATAAATCTTATTACATGTCATTTAATCCAGATTTTGAATTACAAACTAATCTTCCTTATATTATACATCAGGCAGATATGTTGGCATCAAAAACTGAAAGAGATAATTGGAAATATGGTGAGAAAAAAGTAGTAAATACAAAAGTTCCAAAAGATAAACAAGAACAAGAAAAGGTAAACAACCTCAAAAATAAATTTGATGAGTTGTTTGCTAATTAGGAGATAATATGTGGTGGTTATTTTTTATAATATTTTTTTTAGTTAGTATTATATCAAGTGTACTTTTATTTTATGCACTAAAAAGAATAAATCAATATGAAAGTATCATATTACAATTTCAACAAATAGTGTCATTTGCAACAGAAAAAATGAAACTCGTAGATGAAAAAGGACACTATGAATCAGATGATGAAACGGGTTTCTTTTTTAAACAACTAAAAGACCTTCAATTGATATTAAATGATATCTTTGAAACAGAAAACACAGGAGAAAACAATGCCAAGAAAGAAAAGTAAAAAGAAATTATATTTCGGACCAGAAGTACAAGATGCTATAATTAGATATAACACATCTGTAAACGATAGTGAACGAAATAAAATATATGGGAAAGAAATTCATCCTGCATTTGATAAGTTGGCTGAAAATATAATTAACACATTTAAATTTACTTACTTTGATGATAAATTTTTAGATGTAAAAAATGAAGTTGTAGCTTTTCTTGTTATGAATATTCATAAATACGACCATACAAAAGGTTCAAAAGCTTTTAGTTATTTTTCTATTGTTGCAAAAAATTATTTAATTCTTCACAATAATAATAATTATAAAAAATTAAAAACACATGATGATATATCTGTATTAGATGGTTTTAGATTCTCTGATAATAGACAAGAAGATACACAATCTTTATCTCATTTTACAGATTGTTTAGTAAAATATTTTGATGAACATATTCATAGTATCTTTAGAAAGAAAAGAGATATTTCTGTGGCATATGCAATTTTAGAGTTAATAAAAGGAAGAGATGGTATTGAAAATTTCAATAAAAAATCTTTATATATATTAATCCGTGAAATGACAAATGTAAACACTTCAAATATAACATCTGTTGTGAATGTTTTTAAAGGAAAATATAAAAAATTATTGAATGAATATCAAACCACCGGTGATATTAAATTAGATAAAAAAATATTTTTCTAAATTAACAACCACATATACCACTTAGAAAACTCATCTTTACAGATGAGTTTTTTATTTTTACTCATATTTTGAGAAATTCTATATTTATATATGAATAGTTATATCTATATAAATTTAATTTGGAGTAGTTTAATGTCGACAACAAAAGATGAAATATTCGAAGGTAAATCATTTAGTGATTTAACAAAAGATATTTATAAAAATACTTCTGATAGAAAAAAACAAATCGATTTGTTAATATCAGAAATTCACGGATTCATAACAACAATAGATGATGTGGTAATGATTGCTCCGATTATAAAAGAATACATGGATATTGCAGTTAAAAACGATGAACAACTTGTTAAACTTGCAGGTGTATTACAAAGAATTATATCAAAATCTACTGGAGGTGATGAAGAATCTATGTTGTTATCTGACCAAGAAAAACAAGATTTAATAGATGCATTACAGAATGATGTAAATCACATTCAAAAAGAAAATGATAAAATAGAAGAATTAAGAAATAAATCAAAATCAATATTGGAAAATTAATATGGCATCATCTTTTGTAAAAATACCACCACCAAGGTCAAAGAAAAAGAATTGGTTAGGTAGACCAGAAACAGAATCTGTGTGGTTTCAATTTGTGCCTGGTGTTGTGATAGATGTAGTTACAAGTTTTGAATCTGCAGCTGCAGATAACAATCCTCGTAATATTAACGGTATAATAGCAAAACCACATATGGGTGATAATAAACCTATTGCTGCAGGTACAGCAAATACAGTTTATATACCATTATATAGAGGTATGGTAGATGTACCAACAAAAGGTGACCCCGTGTTGTTGTGTCAGTTCGGTGGTGTGAATTACTATATAGGTCCATTAAATACGATGAATAATCCTAATTTTAATCCAGACCATTTAAATAAAACTGAACCTAATCGTAACAATGTTAGAAAAAAAAGAACTATTTTTGAAAAATTAGGTTTATCAAAGGGATTTGGATTACTACCAGTAAACAGATTACAAAAACCATATGACGATACTTTAGATAACAATACAAAATCATTTAAAGATATCGCAGGAGATATGATTTTTGAAGGTAGACATGGTAATAGTATAAGATTGGGTAGTAGAAATATAAATCCTTATTTAATAATTTCTAATGGTAGACAAGTAACAAACGCAATTGAAAGTACACGAGATGGTGGTATATTCGCAATGATACAGAATAATAAACTTCGTGAATATTTTTCAAAAGAATATAAAACAGAAGGTAGGGGTGATGACAAAATAATTATATTAGACCCATTTGTATTAGCATCAGATTCTATAGATGAACCAATAAGATTAATCGGTGGTGATAATTATAATTACGATTTTGATAAATCTCAAACCTTTTTAGCATCAGATAGAATTACATTAAATTCAAGAACTGATAATACTACTATATCTTCAAAGATAAATACTTTTATAGGTTCTGGTAATAATATAGAATTAATCAGTAATCAATCTACAACGATTGAAAGTTCAAATGTATTTTTAGGAAAACAAGCACAAGAGAAAAAAGAACCACTTGTTTTAGGAGCACAACTTAAATTATTTTTAGAAGAATTGATTGATATTTTATCACCTGCAGCAGGATTAGTTCAAGGTGTTCCTGTACCATTGACAGATGGTGGTGCTGCAGCTGGAACTCTTAAAGCAAAATTAGAAACACTTAAACAGAAATTAAGTACACCAGCATTTAATAGTGAATATCATTTTATAGAAGATAATGGACAAAAATCACAATAAGGAAGGTCATATGAAAAAGAAAAAAAACATAAAAACTATAATTAGACAAATCGTTAGAGAAGAAGTTGCAATGGCAATTCAAGAAGTAATAACTGAATTGAAAAAACCAACTCTTAATTCAGTTCCACAACAAAAACAAATAACTGAAGCGATTGGTAAAGAAATAACTTATTCAAAAAATTCTGTTTTAAATGAAGTATTAAATGAAACTGCACAATCAGAAGAATGGAAAACCATGGGTGGTGGTACATTTGATTCAACTAAAATGAATGAAGTTATGTCATCACAATATGGTGATTTAATGAATGGTGGTGGGAGTGATACCGTACAAGTAGACGGTCAACAACCTGATTTTTTAAAAAAAGATTATAGTAAATTGATAAAAAGAATGAATGAACAACCAAAAGGAAGAATACAAAAATAATGGGATTATCACAAAA